CTCACGCATTGTCTTAGCAACTTTAGATTGCATCTTGGATTTCATGTCAGTAGCCATTTTTAACCTCCACCAAGTTTGCTGTTAGAGCCAAGACCAGTTTCTTCGCCTGACAAAAGCATACGCAAACCACCACCACGCCTTGCACGAGTAGATGCTTGCGCTCGTTGCGCTAATTCAGTTTGTTGTTTAGCTTGTGTAGCTTCTTGCCTTTCAATAACTGCTTCTTGAGAAGCTTGTGGAGAAGCTTGTTGAAATGCTTGGACTACTGGATCTTTTATACCCAATATCTGTTTTACAAAACCACCCATGATTAACTCCTTGACATCATAAAAAAATCTGATTGATCGGGGCCATAACGCTTCATCATTCCATCAATTTCAAAACCGATGAATAAAGCCCAGCGCACGGCTCTAAGGTCAGCGCATCTTACTGTAATTTGCAACCTATGCAAGTTTCCTGCTATCACCGTGTAATCACGATAGGCAATAGCTGCACGAGTAAAGTAGTTTTTATGTTCTCGGAGGCGTTCTTCGCAGATCATCCACATTTCTCCGACACCCTCCCATATCTTTACAGTGCCAAAGACAGCAACAGGCTTGCCATTAAGTAGCGCAGTGATAGCATGACCGTATTGGGCTTGCGCTTCCAGCATACTGTCCAAAGGCATGATCTTGGAGGTAGTGCTGTACTCAGAATCCTTCAAGTCCATAGTCATTACATGACCACTGTTAAAAGGTAGCCATGTAAATTGTGGACTTTTTGGCAGTGCCGCTACTATTTCAGGAAAAGACATCGAAATCTGAGTTGGTCATGGTGCTTGCAACAAAAGGCAACCCACTTGGCTTCTGTGATCCCCTAGTTAACTGGCGATATTCACCGCCACCGCACATCAAATAGCCAAAAGCATCCCCAACGTGGGAGTGTTCGTTCTTATTTGGGCTATCTTTGAACCGTTCTTGCCCTGCACCAACAGCAATACGCTTAAAGTGGTAGCCCCCTGAGAGGGATTTGCGTACTAACTTGCACTTCTTGTTGATTAAAAGACCTGGCTTGCCCTGAACCATGCGATTCATTGGCCCAGCAGCAGCTTCCCTACGAGCTTTGAACTCATTGGTTGGGGCTGGTTCTGCTTTTAAGCCTAACGATCGTAAGTATTCAAAGGCAGTTGTCTCATAAATGGCATCACGCTGCATACCAGCAGGATCTCCCCATATCCGAACATCGTATTTAGGGAAGTAAAGTTGCAATTCCGACAACAATTGCTGCCCAAAACGCTCCAGCCCCATGTCAAAAGTAACGATCTCATGCAAAACACGCCACTGTCCATTAGGCATTTTCTGTCCAAAGACAGCAGCAGGAGTCAAACCAAAGTCAAGACCTACCTGAATCGGGTAGTTTGGATCCGCTTCAAGATCAGCAGCCATGATGTTGTCATCGTACTCAGGCCAAACTGACTTCCCATCCTGCACAAAGGTGTACTTACCCTCGGCATAGCACCGAATCCAGTCTAGGGTCTTACCTGCAAGCTGCTGTAGGTAGTAGCCAGGTGGTAGGTTTTTTATATTTTCAGCCTTGGGATTGATCTTCCACCACTTGGCTGACGCAAAAAGATGGTCATTGGCTTCAGGGTTTTCAGGCAATGAGTCTGATGAAACCTCAATTACTCCACCTGGTTGCTTGAAGAACTTCCATGCGTACTTTCCTGTGATAGGTTCTTTTTCTGCAAGCCTATGCCACCAGTGGTCATCATCCATCGGGTTTGTATCCATCCAGATGCCGTGCCATGTTGCTCCACCGTCACGCTTAGTTGGGTATCGTCCGACACGATGGGTGAGTCCGTCAATGACAGCTTTGGGTAATTCCTTGGCTTCGTTAACCCAAGCACCAGTAAGTTCAAGCGAAAGCAATTTACGGACATCTTTAGGCTGATCCAAAGCCAAAAAGATAACCTCGCAATCAATCCCCGCTGCATCACCTCGGGGTGGTAGTTTGATGTGATGTGTGATAGGTGGTGTATGGTGGATTGGGCCATAAATGTTCTCAGGAAATAAGTCAGCCCAAGTCTTCAGGGTAGTAGTCTTCAGTTCAGGATAGCTGTTACGCACAATGACAAAGCGGCTGTACCTGATGCCATCCACTGGGGATTGCCTTTGTTCAACAGCACGGATCATTATCTTGGCGGCACAGACATACGACTTACCTGATCCCACTGGCCCCATCAGCCCAGTAACAAAAGACTTGTCTTGTAAGAACTTAAAAGCAGTGGGGCTGGATCGTAGATCAATGTTCAGGTTTGATAGCACATGATCATTGTTCATGCCGTGGCTCCACATCTTCAGGTGCTTGAATGGTCACGCCAATCACGCTTGGTTTCTGTCCGTCATCAGGAGTATCCAACAGACCCGATGCTTTAGCCAGGATCCTCAGAACTTGAACCTTGTCAAACAGTTCAATGTCAATAGTCGCATTACCTTCTTTGTCTACTCTTTGGCTGATTTTCTTAATAGACTGCAAAGCGTGTTCGGGTATTCGGCTACTGGCTTTGACGCTGATGTGTCCTGAGTCATCCCATTCCATGATGTCTGTGATCTTGGTGTTTGCCATGGTGAGCAATGCGTAGGCGACTGCTTCTCGGTTGGCAACAATGGTTTGGCTGCGCTCAATGCGCTGTACGACATTACGGACACCACCCCAGTTTCTAGCTGATGGGTAAGTGCCGTTTGTCTTCTTTTCAATCTTATCGACCATCAATAGCAGGTTGTATTGCAGTTATTGCCGTAACAGCAAGTAGTGCAAGTAACGTATTTTCCATTAGCGTAATAAGTGTGTGTAGAACAAGCCGCCCAGGTCATAGTTGACAAAGTAGCTACATACAAAGCAATAAGTAGTTTTTTCATATCAGTCTTTCAAAACATTAATTTCTTTATGCCTTTGTTTGTGGCATGGCTGACAAAGCCAAACAACTTCCAAAGGTTTTTCGTAATCCTCGTGATGAGCAAGGGATTTGATTTCTCCACATCGAATGCAGGGACAACGTACAAGTAGCCCTTTTCTAATGGATCTGGCAACTGCGTTATGTGCTTTAACACGATTAATGTCGGCTTTTCTCCATGCGGAAGTAATTTCTTTAGCCGCCTTCGACCTTTCAGGAGCTTTTGCTCTATCTCTGTCATAGGCTCGAATCTTTTCAAGATTCTTATTCCTGTGGGCTGTAACATCATTTTTTGTACACTCCTTGCATTTGTTAAGGTAACCATCAGCCATTGCACTATGTTTATAAAACTCGCTTAACAGCTTGATGGTTTTGCACTTAAAACATTCTTTAGAACGAATCATGTTGTATTCCTGTGCTGGCAATACAACCATTATAGACCCGTTCTAATTAAAAGGTATATCATCATCCATGTCGGCAAACCCGACCTGATCTTTTAGTTTCATAGGTGGTGGGGCTGGGACTCTAGCTTGCGCTGGAGCAGCTTGCCTTGGCTGATAGCCACCCTGAGATTGTTGTTCAACAGCAGCACCAAGCTTCAGGCTGAAATAAACATTCCCATCATTGCCGACATTGCGCCAGGCTGATAGCCAATACTGTTTACCAGTATGGTCAGTCCATTTCCCTACCAAGTCAGCTTGTGATTCTTTTTCCTTGCGAGGGTTCTTGCGTAAAGATCCCCCTACCTTGATTGCAGGTGCATCCATCTGTTTATCTCCTTTTGATGCGTTACGAATGTTGAGTAATCAACAGCTTAATGCTATCACAGTGTAAGCGTTGCACACAAGCAGTATTTGTGGCATAGTAAGACCATGCGACCATAACCCAGTCGTCCACAAGGCAGTGCAGCTTACCAAGTGGGATAAACGTGATGAACTCATCAGGTCTTTAAGTAGAGCAATCGAACGGAGCCAGCAGGTGAGGCAGACATCTAACCAGTGTCTGTAATCTAGATAAACAAGGTGCTGCATCTCTAAGGAGATATTCCCTGCTTTTTTTAGTGGGTTCCATAGTTTGTGTAACAGGTTTTGTCCACCCTCTGCCAATAGCCTGTGGACAATAGTCTCCGTCACCAATAGCTTTTCCCTACTGCGCTA